AATGCAAACCATGTCATCTTACGCATTGCATCTCTACGAGCATCTGCATCTTCTAATTCTTTTCTTTTAAATTCCATATCCATCTCATATTCTTCTTTTGAGATATGACCATCACCATTTCTATCTTTAGCTGCAATTACTGGGTCAACAGTTTTTGTCTCTGGTGTCATCTCATTTTCCTCTCTTGTTCTTTCTGTCTCTCATTCTCTTCTTTTATCCATTGCATCAATAAGTTTACATAAATCTCTCTTTCAAATGGTATCATATTATCCAACTCTGTTAAGCTGTATTTATGATGTTGCATCAAAGCAAAATTAGTTTCATAATAATTATATAGACTATCGTGAGATAGTGCTACCCTAAAAAAGATTCGAGGCCCTCCAGAACTACCTCAGATTTTACTTTTGTTTTTGGATTTGTCACTTTAATTGCATGACGAAGTTTTGGCATACTGTTAAAAAAATCAGAAAGTCTTTCAAATTGTTCTGTGGTAAGTTGGTCTACGAACTCATCAATATCTTTCTCTGTCATATCACTTCTTTGATATACATCATCTCCAAAATGTATTTCATTAATACATCTATTTAATACATGAAAAACTCTTTCTACATCTGTAGGATTTTCAACCAAACCTTTTAAATCAGATAAAATAGGATATCTAAAAACAACTTTCACTTTATCATTTATTTGCACTTCATTTATGTGGTCATCTGTCATGGTGACATTGATATCATCTAAATCCAAACTAACTTTAGCCTGAGTTTTTTCATCATCTGGACACACGACCATGAGGTCTACTTTTGAACCGACAGATTTTGACCTTATTTTCAAGAAAACATATTCTATGTCAAACAAAGGTGATGTTGAAGCATCTAGTGTTCCATATGTGCAAGATGATACTAACGTGCCCATTGCATCTGCTAATTGAGTTTCATCTTTAGTATCTTGAGCCATCATTAGTATCTTTTGTTCTTTTACTAAGAATGGTCTGTATTTGATTTTTTCTCCAGTTGACGGAAGTTCCAGAGTATAATCTGGTGTGTTAACTCTTGGTAATGCCATTATATTTCATCCTTTATAATCTTCTTAATACTGAGGGTATGTTTGCATTTATTCTTCTCTCCACAGTATTTGCCACTCTCTCTACAATTCTTGTTCCTAATGATTTAGGTGTGCTTGATTCATCTGTCAAGTTTGTCCAATAACGATATGCAATCGTTACATCTATAGTTTGATATGAATTATTTGTTGCATATCCTAGTGATTGTGCAGCTATAGCTTTAGGATATGCTTCTACTAATTTCACACCATATCTTCTATTCTCTTGTTCATCTAGTGTGTGTATTTCTACTGACCCAGTATAATCGTGATAATAACCTATATCAAATGTTTGTGGATTGTAACAAAGTCTTTGCCATGTTTCCCAATACTTCTTTTCTCTCATATCACTTGAACATTGAAAGGTTGCATTTATATCACCAAAACTATAACCAGTTACAATCTCTCTTTCGGGCCCATAGATATTACTATCTGGTGTAGAATCCATATTTCTGCCTGGCATGGATATCGCCTCACAACGAAGTCCAGTTGCACGAACAGTTCCATCACCTAGTAAATCACCCATGATTTTTGTAAATACATTTGAACCTAATCCCTTTGAACCTCTAGTTCCACTTGGTGGAAATAAAGTTACCTCATAACGATTTGGTCTAGACATACCATCTTTACTATTGGTTATCCCTAGTATCTCGTTAAGAGTTCCATATGCAATCGCATCTACTAATCCATTTGTATTAAATAAACTCATATCATTGCTCTACTATCTCTATAAACCTCTGATGCAGTCGCTTTCTTAAATCTTGCAACTGGTAATAAAGCTGCAACTGTGAACTCATCTGCATCTATTCTACGATACTGCGTTTTGACTCTACCAGAGAGGTATCTTTTTAATGTTGGTTTAATTAAATTAATCTTTTTTAATTTACTATAATCAACTGCAAGTCTTGTGCTTTCATCAAACTTTGTATTGTTACTGTAATCTACTAATCTATCTAATAATCTTATTCTTAAATTTATAGGTAGATAATGTAAATTTATTCCTAAAAATCCATCTGTATATTTTTCTAGTGGTAACACTAATGGAAAGGTATCATAATATGGTAATGTCTTTTTAAATTTAGGGTCATAAAAAAACATATTTAGTCTACCATAAAAAGGTGCGTTATCTCTTTTACCATCTCTTATCAAATCCATAGCGCCAGGCTTACCAAACTCTTTAATTTTATCACGAAACCACTCTGTTGAGCGTGGTCTGCCTTTTGCAGCTTTTACAACTGATTGTATGAATTTACTCTGTGCCATACTATTATTTATACTTTGGATTCAGATGTTCTTCAGTTAGTATTTTAAATTCCATACCATTATCTAAACAAAAATCATTTGCAGATTTCCATTTTGCTTCATTTATCACATAGTTTTTGACATCATTATACCACTTCTTTGTTTTTCGTTTTGGATTTTTTACTGGAGGCTTACATTGATATTTTGGTTTGACCTCAATAATAAACTTTTTTACACCACCACTATTTTGTTTGACTTTCATATAGAAGTCTGGAAAGTATCTATGCACTTTATTATCCCAAGGCGATAGGTAAGGTATGATAACTTCTTCACTACCCCACTCTAAGACCTTTTCATTTCTATCACAATACACCATCAATTTTCGTTCCCACAAAGAACGATAAATTATTTTAGATGGATTACCCCTATATTTTTTAGGATTTGTTGGTAAGTATCTTCCACTATATGCCATGACTTCTCTTATAAATAAATGATATAGGAGTATTTATATGCCATTAGATGCGTTAAGAGGTGTTGCACAAGGTGTCGCTGGTAGAACCCTTAGAAAGGTTACTGGTAGTATAAAGGCAGGATTATTAGGTAACAAAAAAGGGTTATCTGATATGTCCGATTTTGCTGGACTAAACACTTTTGCAACTAAACATAAAACCAAAAATTATCGTTTTCCAATAGATGTAGAGTCTGGAAGAGAAACTGGTAATCATGGTCATTACATGATGTTTTTCATAAATGAACAGAAAAAACCAAAACTAAGTTTCTTTGAAAGACAGGCGATAGCAAATGAGGGTAAATTAAATCTCAAGAAAGCACAGAAACAACAAGGTGATGTTCCAGCTGGAAACGTAGTATCTGGTGGTGACCCAATAGCAAAAAGGCAAGGGACAACAAAGTCAAAAGAGGAAAGAGAAAAAGAAGAGGCAACAAGAGATATAGAGAATTTAGCAAAAAGAGCAAATACAATTTCTTTATCAAGACCACCTACAACTAGATTAGACACAGCGATAGCATTGTATATGCCACCACAAGTTCAAGTATCATATACTGCAAACTATCAAGATACAGAAATAGGTGCAGCTGCAAATATAGCAGCACAGGCATATCAAGATTTTCAAGGTGGAGGTAAAACACTAGACATTGTAGGTAAATCACTTAAAAAATTAGGCCCAGAATTTAGTGATGGTGCAATCAGTATGGCACTTGGAGCCGCAGATATGATACCTGGGCTGCAAGGCGCTCAAGAGGTGATTGATATACAAAGAGGGTTTATAAAAGCACCACAAATGGAACTTGCATTTAAAGGTATATCCAAAAGACAATTTCAGTATAATTTTACTATGATGCCTAAAAGTGAACCAGAAGCAGAACAAATAGAAGCAATAGTTAAAACATTTAAAGCACATATGTTACCAAGTATGACACTAGGAGATGTTAGAAGATTGAATATCCCAAGTACTTTTGATATAGAATATTATTATGATAATGCTATAAATCCACACTTACATAGAATATCAACTTGTGTTTTAGAAACCATGAGTGTATCTTATGGTGGAGACAGATATAAAGCATATGATGGTGGTAGACCAGTTGTAACTAATTTATCATTATCATTTAAAGAGATGGACTTGATTACGAGAGAACATATCGAGGGTGCTGCTAAAATAGAGGCGAATCACTAATATGTATTTTGATAAAAATTTCCCAACAATAGAATATGACTCTGTAGGAAACGGAGAGTTTAAAGATGTAAAAAATCTTTTAAGAAGAGTTGCATTGAATACAAAAGTAAAATCAAATGCATACATCTACGATACCTATGATGTCAAAGAGGGTGAGACACCAGAGTCTATTGCAGATAGTTTGTATGATGATGCAGAACTACATTGGGTTATCATGTTAGTAAATGATATTACAGATAGATATCACCAATGGCCTATGAGATACTCACAGTTTTTACAATATGTAAATGACAAATATGATGATGTAAATGCCGTGCATCATTATGAAATAACACCATCATCTGGTGATACAACTAAAAAAATTGAAGTATACAGTAACTCTGCACTTTATAGTGGGGATACAGATTTTTATGGAACTGCAACAGCAGTAACAAATCTAGAGTATGAGGAAAGTCAACAAGAAGAAAGAAGAAAAATAAAACTACTTGACCCTGCCTACTTACCACAGTTCATAAAAGAATTTGAATTATTAATGAAAGAGTCTATAATCTAATGTCTGGTTTAAATTTTGCTGGAGAGTTTTCTTTAAAAGAAATGAAATTGTTGACATCAGCAGGAGCTGTTATCGACATAAAAAAGATGACACAATCCATAGAGATATTTGAAAACATAATGTCACCATCTTTGACTGGTAATATTACTCTTTTAGATATAGATAATATCATGGAAAACGCACCTATTCTTGGACAAGAATATATGTCTTTGAAAATAGAAACACCTACACTTGAAGAAGAAGCATTTGATTTTAGTGAGAATGTTTTTGCAGTATATAAAATTGTAAACAAAGAAAATGCAGCCAATGAAACACAAATTTTTACTCTATCCTTTTGTTCTCCAGAACTATTAAGAAGTAACAGAACTAAGGTATCAAAAAGTTATACTGATACCATAGATAAAACTGTGGAGAATATTTTAAGAGATAGTCGTTTTATCAACACAAAGAAAAAACTATTTTTAGAAACAACTTCTGGTGTAAGAAAGTTTGTTGCACCTAATGTAAGACCTTTTGCTTTTATTGATAGTTTGAAGAATGAAGCTTTATCTGTAAAAACCAGTTCACCAGATTTCTTCTTTTTTGAAACAACAAGAGGGATACACTTTAAAAGTTTATCTAGTATGTACTCTGCTGGTACTAGAGGTGATTATAATACTGGAGATATAGAAATATTTGCATCTGGTGAAAAAAGACCAAATCCAGAAAATGAATTTCAAAGAATTTTAGAGTTTCAAATAAACTCAAACAATGATATGTTACTTAATGTTAGAGGTGGATTATTGGGTTCTAATATCATTGAGTATAATATGTATCACAAAAAATTTGAAAAACATACATTTGGATACTTTAATGACTTTGATATTTTTCCTAGAATAGATGAAAATCCTATATATAATAATACTAAGATAGATGAGAATGATAACACGATTGGGGATTTTACAGATGCAAAAATACATCTACACTCAATCTACTCAAATGGTGGACTATTTGGACAAGATACACAATACGATAATGAAAATAACTTTTATCCTTACAGAAAAAGTGGTATCGCTGATGCAATACTTTTTAAACAATCTAAAAATCTTGAACTCAAATATGGAGTCAATATATCAATGAAACTTACTGGTAGTACAACTCTTGCTGTTGGTGATGTAATTAATTTACAAATACCAGTAACAGGCCGTGTCCACGATAAAGAGAATGATGAATATATGACAGGCAAATATCTAATTACAGAGCTGAGACATATGTTTTCTACAGTTGACAAAAAACACGAAATAGCGTTAGTCGCTTCAAAAGACTCTTTACCAAAAGAGTATCCAAAAGTAAGTGACTCTAGAGAACCAAAAGGAACTCTAGATAATTCAGTTGAAGTCACTTATACTTTATAGAAAGGAGTATCTATAGTTTTCGTTATGACAACATATTAACAAAGGGAGGCCTAGATGCCAAAACAATCTACTGCAATCAAACTAAAAAAATTAAACTTTATGAACAGAGATAGGAAAGTAGAACCAATGACGATAAATGATAAATACATAGAAGAAACTATAGAAAGAACACGAAATGAAAACATTTACAGAATTACAAGAGGGAGTTTACGACCCCAATATACTTAAAGCATTTTTTCTTGCAGGCGGCCCAGGCAGTGGCAAGTCTTATGTAGTCAAAAGAACTACAGGCGGTCTTGGTATGAAAATTGTAAACTCTGATGTGCAGTTTGAGAAAAAACTCAAAGACGCTGGTTTGTCAACTGACTTACGAGAACTAGACCCAACGACTAGAGATACTATAAGAGCCAGAGCAAAAGAGATTACCAAGAAACAAAAAGCAAACTACATTGAGGGTAGACTTGGACTTATCATAGACGGAACTGGAAAAGACTATGATAAAATTGCAAGACAGGCTACACAACTAAAACAACTTGGATATGATGTGCATATGATATTTGTGAATACATCACTTGATACTGCATTAGAAAGAAACGCAACAAGAGATAGAAAACTACCAGACTCAATCGTTACAAAATCTTGGAATGATGTGCAAAAGAACTTAGGTAAGTTTAGTCAGTACTTTAGACGAAACTTTATTGTAGTAGATAATAATGATGCAAAAGAAGATGTATTTGGTCAAGTCTATAAACAAGTAATGAGTCTTGCAAAATCGAAAGTACAAAATCCTATGGGTCAAAAATGGATTGCAAACGCTATCGCAATGAAAAGAAGAATGTAGCGAATCACCTCTGCGATTCGCTCTGATTCGCAAAATCATCAAAAAATACATACTCTGAAACCTAGAGTAGGCAACGATTACAGAGGGTGCTTGACAGCCCTCTCTTTCTCATGTATATTATAAGAGTAAGATAAAGAGAAAGAGAGAAAAAAATATGTACAAAGGTTATCAATATAAATTGTTTTCTACTTCATGGGGTATCCATGAGGGTTTTAAGACCGCTGTAGATAAGTTAAATGAGTTGTTACCTTTTGAGGGTAAATGTGAAAATCCCATGTCAAAGAACAAACATTTAGAAAAGTTTAGGAGAGCACAAAATGCTGCCTATGACCTTTTCAACAATGGTCTTTGTAATCAATCAAGACTTTTCAAAGATATCTATGGTTGGTCTGTTG